AAAATTTTGTTTTATTGTTATATTGACTACTAATATACAAAATAAACAGCAGAATCTTCTGTTATTTTATACTTGTTTTATATATTTTCTTCCAATCGAAGGGTAAAATCTTACCTGCTAGATGAGGTAAACGTGTACCTGCTTCTATTTCGTTGGAAGCTTCAAAAGAAATGCTCAACACATTTTCTTCGTTTCTATATACAAAACCAATTGCATCTGACTTAGCCATGACATAATTCTTAAGTTTACCTGAAAGATCTAAACTGCTTACGTTAACTTCTACTGAGTCCGTTCCTATGATTGTCTTCTTTCTATGCCCTACAAGAATGATATGTTCACTACAAGTTAATAGGGCGTCAATTAAACCCATAACTCTTGTACGCACTTGATTGTAACCATCACCAAAAGGAAGTTTAGCAAAAGAATCTAAATTGTTTTCTCTTGCAATATCTTTCTCTATCCATGATACTACATTGTCAATTGTGTCAAGCGCAATATATTTATATCTATTAGGCTCTGCTTTAAGTGCACCTACTAGTTTTTTTAAATCTGATGTTGATGTTACCTCTACTTTTAAAGCGTCAAGGTATTTACTACCTCGTTCGGTATCTATAATTAGACACCCTTCGAGTTTTGACAACATTGTTGTCTTACCTGCCTTTGATTGACCAAATATAGTCAAGAGGCTAGGGTTAATTGTTTTTGATTTTACTACTGTTTTTGGTAATTCCATATAATTAATTTTAAAATAAAGTTGAACTGTAATCTTCAAACCTACCGTGTGATAGATTATTCTTAAGGCGTACTAGACCTGCTGTACCTGTTCTGTTCTTCAAACAGTGTAAGGCAACAAGATCAGTAGTAGGAAATCTCTTCTTACCATAGTGCTCTATGTTTAATAATATCGGCTGATGTAATACCATAACTACGTCAGCTGCGTGATAAATTTGTTTTGAACCATGTATATCTGTCTTGGTTGGATAATGCAATGCAGGGTTAGTTGGATCTCTCCGCTCCTTACTCTCCATCTTGTCATTCATCTGACCAATAAGAATGTTACATGTCTGAAATTCCTTTCTTACCTGGATAAACATTTTACCCAACTCAGCAAGAGATTGTATTTCGTTTTCACCGGGGTTAGGGGTAACTAACAAGGTGTGATCTAATGAGATAACAATCTTAGAGTCTTTAAACTCTTTACAAAAATCATTGATAGTTGCATAGATTCTATCTCTATTAGAGGGGGTCTCTACATAATAAACGTTTTCATTTTTCATCTTGGAGTACTCATTTCTGAGCTCTTCAAGTTCTTGTTCTGTCAAAGGATTGTCGGATGAAACTAATTTGCGATAGTCTACTTTACCTAGTTGACTCATCTTACGAATCATCTCGTCCTTTGCATGCATCTCGAAGGAAAAATGTAAAACCTTCACATCTTGATTACCTAAATAATTAGATGTAAAGTCAGTGTGCAACATGTTGGTAAAGAATGATTTACCATGACCTGATGCTCCTGCAATGAAATAGGTTTGACCGAAATGAAAACCCCCGAGTAGCATAGTGTTTACTTTCTGCCAGCGTGTAGCTAAGAAGGGACGCTGACCTGTTGCTCCTTCGTAGAGAAACTTGTCGGCTTCTTTAATAGCTTGTTCTGCTGTCTTTATTTGTAAACTAGTAAACTTTGTCGTTTGGAGATTCAAATCCATCTATATCTGTTTTCATTAATTGTTCTACTGTTTTCCATTGTTCTGTTTCTATCCACTTTTCCATGCCCATGTGTATTTGAGCATTGTTCTTTGCCCATTCTAAACATTCCATTACTTTAGTATGCAAAGCACGTTTAGGTGCAATGTTTTTCTTGTAAAAAGTTCTGGTTTTCATTGTAGCATTTCTACCAGGTAATTTCTTACCATTAATGTAGATCTGTAGTGGATAAGCCTCAAAGAATTCGTCATATGCTGTAGATATATCAGTGTTGTATAGTTCTTTTATGAACTTGTTAGTAACACGATAATTATCCGCCCAAGAAGTATTGCTACTTCCCTCGTTAATTAAATACCCACGATCAGCTAAGTCTTCTAAATCTTTCAATTCAAAACCACCATTCTCATGTACGTACTTATACAAGGATGCATAGTCGTTTTCATAAATAATATATAAGAATAGAAATTGTGTAGGACTTATATTGTGTTTGCACAAATAGTCTACGTATTGCTTCGGAGTGTTTAATAACATACTATATTACGTTTAAATATTCTAGAGAAGCTTGACTCAAAGCCTCTTTGATTTCTTTAACTGAATTAACGTGAGTCGCATTAATCGTTTTCTTCTGACGCTGTCGTAACCACTTCTCGTCCTGTGTATCTGCTATGTACAAGTTTATCATTAAACCAGTCTTACCTGGTGCCCAACGAATAGCTCTACCTGTACGTTGAAGATCTTGTCTTGATGTAGATGTACCACTGCATACTATTGCCATAGATACTCCTTGTATGTCAAAACCTTCGTCTAAGGCTCGAGCTGTTAATATAACCTTGATGTCGCTTCTTGGATCTTTAAAATTCTCTATTGCCATTTGTTTAGCATAAGGTTTCATTTTAGAATGATAAGAAACTGCCCAGGGTTGTAACGTTTTTGTAAGCTCGTTAGCAAATTTTACGGTCTCTGAAAATGTGATCGTAGGGACATCAAAGGTATCAATTAATTCCTTCGCAGCCAAAAACTTAGAAGGGTGATTGTACAGAAATGTCTTACGATTACGCATGTTTTTAGACCACTGTACTGCAGCTGCCATAATACCATTTACATCGTATCCTGTCTTCGCTGCATAGTGCTCTCTATACTCTTGAGACTTTAAACATTTCATAGCGGCTTGAAAATTAAAATCAAACCACTTAAAATACTTATTGAATCCGTCGTGTAGTTTTTCGTATGCGTATCTGTCTTTGTCATTAAGCTCAATAGCTAGATTGTATACCTTAAAATTAGATACATAACCCATAGCAAGTGCTTCTTTCATACTGATCGTGTCTACAACAGGACAGTATTGTTCTATAATATAGTGCTTCTTGTCACTACGCTCTAACGTAGCTGTAAGCCCTAGTATGTAATGATAGTGTACGTTAGAAAATATAGTCTTGAACACATCAGAAGCATAGTTATGTACCTCGTCAAGAACTAGTAGATCTACAGAGCTCATACCTTTAACACCGGTATTGATTACTTGGATCTTTACGTTCTTTAGTTCAAGGTTTGTAATTACCTCTTTCCACTGTTCAAATAAGTATCTGGTTGGAACTACAACTAGTGTTGTATTATCAGGCAACTTCTTGTTCATGTCTTGTATAATAAGACACGCTACATAGGTCTTCCCAAAGCCTGTTACGGCTTCGAGAGTTCCTTTGTAACCTGACTGCTTCCAAACGTCAACTACACGTCTTTGACGTGCAAGTTTCTTTACGTCTATTTTCATAGGTTTATATAGTTTTTAAAATAATCATGCACCTTGTGGTAATCCTTGAATTCGTTCAATGGATGTGAACGCTTCAAAGCCTCAGTTACATTATTATATAGGTTCCATGAGTTAAAAGAGTCTGTATCCTCTTGCATAGCAAAATGCACAGAGTCAGAGATTTCATTCTTAACTACGGATGCTTGCGTAGGTGTTAGTATACTATCACGTACGTAAAGCTCTCCAAGAATGTGAGACACCTCTGTCATACCATCTAATCGATGCTCTTTTAAATCATTTATATCTTTGTTAATCTCTCCAAAGGTCTTTCTCAATGACCCTAGAGTGACATGTATCATCTGATCTAAGTGATCCATCACTTTAGAACGATGCACTTTAGCTGCAATAGCCTCTCCTGATATCATACCATTCATACAAATCATTACTCTAGCACCACATGCAATTCCTACACGTCGTGTCTTGTTGTATGAGTTTATGATACCTATCATAGGCTTGACAGGTAAATTACTCTTAGTTGCAAGAGTATAATATGCAATAACAACATCGTTGTTCATCGCACCTCTATAACTAATATCGTCTACAGTCCAATTGTTACGAGCTATCTCTGATTCGACGCGCTCAAACAGTGTTTCGTGTGCTACAGGACCGTAAGTATTTGTAGCTGATGGTACCGGCTGTGCTAGTACTGCATCTCTTGTTGTTTTAAATCCATTCATAATTACCAAATTTCAAATCCGCCTGATTGATAGCAGAAGTCAGCAAATTCTTTTATATTATTTTCACTAAAAGGATAACTACCAGCCCAAGCTTTACGAGCCCATAAATCATCCCATTCTTTTTTGTAAGGGGCAGGATAGTCTTTAGGTGCTATTCCCTCATTACCTGTAACTTCTACAACTCTTACATGTACTTTTTTACGTTGTTTTTCTAGCTCTTCATTGTGTTCTTGTGCTAGATTAAACTCTAACATATGAATATCCTCATACTTTTTAGTATGTCCTGAATCTATCAGCTTATGTAATGCTAACGAAAGCTCAATAGATTCCTCCTCACTTATTGTTGCACCGCTGTTACTTGATCCTTCTTCCATTTGTGTGTCACTAAGAACCTCTGTATGGTTATCTATGTAGTCCCATAAAGGACGCCACCACCATACATTGTTTCTAAAGTAATGTCCTGGTACGTTTTTTTCATAATTTTCTAATGCAGCGAAGAACTCTTCTTTTTCTTCATCTGTTGGTTTTGCTGACCAGTTTATCTCTGGCTTTACTAGGTTCTTTGGATTGTGTGGT